TGTTTCGCAATAGATTTTGAGATCGTCCATGTTTTATTTGAATGAATAGGAGTGGTGGGATTCGAACCCACACTGGATCGATTTTAAGTCGATTTTCTCTGCCTGTTGGAATACACTCCCGTGATATGAGACCATTATAACTCAAAGAGTGTTAATGGTCAATGCAGGTTGAGGGAATTGAACCCACCTTAGCCGCTTTATGAGAACGGAGCATTCAACCAGATTGCTAAACCTGCTTATTAAAGAACTCTTTCCACCCATCAGCGTTGTGGAGTTCTTGATGACAATTATGACATAGAAGGTCGCATTTGTCAACTTCTTCTAGGAGTAATTTAAGATTTGTATTACTAAATCTTCTAGAATCTAGTCTAATTTTTTTCTCTGATGGGTTTCTGTGGTGAAAGCATAGCATTGCGGGTCTACTTTCACCACATTGTTGACACTTTCCACCTTTTGATTGTATTGCTGACCACTTTCTCTCATAGGCAACTCTCTTTTGCCTATCATAGGTATTTCTTTGTTGTTGACTTGTTTTGTATTTTGGATCGTTTTGATAACGCCATTGATGTCTACATTTATCGCTACACCAAGTTTTGAGGCGCCCCTTAGTTTCTCTCTCATTAATAATTTCACATCCACAACCCTTACAAGTTGAAATTAGTTTAAACATAATGGTGTTATGAATATTTACATAACTATTTAGAAAAGTTATGAGTTAATAGGAATACTGGGAGTTGAACCCAGACTAACCCGTTATAAGCAGGCCGCTCTAACCATTAAGCTATATTCCCATTGGGTTCAGGTCAATTATAGCAGACCTGAGATGCTGTTGTCAAGACCCTTCGTTATGTTCTGTGTATATTCGTATAAGTTCGTCGTCTGCTGGTATCATGACTGCTATGTTATCTCCGTTTGAGATCCCTATTTGCTCTCCACCTTCAACTCTGGAGATCAGTTCGTCCCAATGTTCTTGCCAGTGATCCACAGTGTAGATTTTCATCGTTGAGTTTATTTAGGTTAAGTATATCACACCTTTTGGCAAATTGCAAGGTCTGCATATTCGATCTGATCTTCTTCCAAATTGGCAGTTACAACTTCGAGGACATTCATAAATTGATCGACAGTATCGCACTCTACGAACTTCTCATCTCCTTCGCTGCTGAGCAGAAGGAAAGAGCGAGAGCAAATGTCGATCACAATGCCTTTGACGTACTCGTTCATGCTGTTCCGTTGATTACCCCCATATTATAGGGCATCTGGACCGGGTGGTCAAGGGGTGTGTGCCAGTCGGGTGAGTGTCCTAGACCTTCTCAGTTGATAGGTTTCCATCATCGTCAACAACGAAACGATACTTAACTCCGTTTTTAGAAGTTATGATATTTCTATCTTCAGAAAGTTCCTTGATTGCCTCAATTAGGAGAGGAATTACTTTATAATAATCAACCGCAAGATACCCATTATCTCTTTCAGTAACAGCTTCTGGCAGAATTTCTTTTATTTCTTGTGCAATAACACCAACATCATGACCAGACTTATTGGAATTTTGATTCCAATCGAATGTGTTACCACTAATTGATATTACCTTTGCCAAAGGATCATCAATTGGAGTGATATTATCCTTTAATCTTTCATCAGAAGTATAGAATGCAGTAATATCACCAGTTACATTGAGATCTCCGGTAATTAAAACACCAGTATCTGTTGCCGTAATTGCATCTCTGGCAACTGTTGTTTGATCGAAGACATAAACGACACCGGCAGCACTAGTACCTCCAATCTCATCATTGAGAGCAGAAGCAATAACAGACTTACCATCTGCACTACATGCCACTGCGTATCCAAATTTATCAGCAAGATTAGTAGCATAAGAACCGGTTATAATACCTACTTTATTAAAGTTATTTCCCTGACGATTAAAAACATGAACAATGCCAGTAGTAAAAGTAGATGAATATTCATCATTGGGAGCACCAACAAAAATAGTCTTACCATCGGCACTACATGCAACTGACCATCCAAAATAATCATGATTATCAGCATATTCAGTTCCTGCTGTTAGAATACCTACTTCATTAAAATCATTTCCAACACGATCAAAGACATGAACAGTGCCTTTAGTAGGATCACCGGTCCCAGACTCATAATAAGCACTACCAATAATAGTCTTACCATCGGCACTGATTGCTACTTCGCGTCCAAAGTCATAGCGCACGGTATCGTAAGATGCTGTTAGAATACCTACTTGATTAAAATCATTTCCAACACGATCAAAGACATAAATTGCACCTACATCAGTTACTGTTACGCCACTTTCATCACCATACGCACCAACAGCAATAGTCTTACCATCGGCACTGGTTGCTACAGAATATCCAAAATAATCAAAAACAAATGCACCACTTGATACTGTTAGAATACCTACTTCATTAAAATCATTTCCAACACGATCAAAGACATAAACTACACCTCCGCCATCAACACTATCAACACCCTTCTCATCCAGAAGAGCACCAACAACAATAGTCTTACCATCGGCACTGGTTGCTACTGACGATCCAAAATTATCACTATTTTGAGAAGCATAAGAACCGGTTAAGATACCGACTTCATTAAAATCATTTCCAACACGATCAAAGACATAAACAAGTCCACTATTCGACTCCGATCCTGGTAATTCACTATATTGGTTGCCAACAACTATGGTTTTACCATCGGCACTACATGCAATTTCTTGTCCAAAATAATCGCTGCTACTGGTAGCATAAGAACCAGTAAAGAAACCTACTTGACTATAAGTATTTCCTTCACGATCAAAGACATAAACTGCACCTACATTTGATAATGAATTAGTATCATGATCGGGAGCACCAACGATAATGGTCTTACCATCAGCACTGGTTGCTACTGTGTGTCCAAATTCATCGTTAGAGTTAGGATTATCAAGTTCTATAGCACCTACTTCAATATAAGTTGATCCAATACCTACAAGATTATAAGATCCATTTGATGTTTCACTATGACTTGCATAATCGGAATAGGAAGAGAAAATACTTCTATCGGCATTATCTGCAGTTCCTTTAATATCACCCGTTACTGTTAAATTAGATTCTATAATTATATTTTTTTCATCTATAGTCCTTAAAAGTGATTTTGTATTTACATTTTGATCGAAAACATAAACAAGACCTTGTTCACTATTAATCTCATCATTGTAAGCACCAACGATAATGGTCTTACCATCGGCACTGGTTGCTACAGAATGTCCAAAATAATCACCAGTATTAGAAGCATAAGATCCGGTGAGAATTCCTACTTCATTAAAGTTGTTTCCCTGACGATTAAAAACATAAACGAGACCAGAACCATTGCCAGAACCAGGATACTCATCACTTTGAGCTCCTACAATAATCGTCTTACCATCGGCACTACATGCCACAGAGATCCCAAATTGATCATCATCATCGGCATAAAAACCTGTTAAAATTCCTACTTGATTAAAGTCATTTTCAACACGATCATAAACATAAACAGCACCAGGTTGATTAGCAGAAATAGAACTTCTACCAACAAAAATAGTTTTGCCATCAGCACTAGTTGCTACTTCATTTCCAAAAAAGTAGTAATTATTACTGTCAAATGCTGTTAAAATTCCTACTTCATTAAAATCATCTCCAACACGATCAAAGACATAAACTGCGCCTGAAGATGTATGTCCCGAAAGATCGTCATGACCACCAGCACCAACAACAATAGTCTTACCATCAACACTACATGCAACATCCTGTCCAAAAGAATCACCTGCACCTTGATCAGATGCTGTTAAAATTGCTACTTCATTAAAGTCATTTCCAACACGATCATAAACATAAACAAGACCATGACCAGTAGTGCCAGAAGTTTCATCACCATAAGCACCAACAATAATAGTATTACCATCGGCACTGGTTGCTACTGACCATCCAAAGTAATCAAAAGATTCGGTGGCATAAGAACCAGTTAAAATTGCTACTTCATTAAAGTCATTTCCAACACGATCATAAACATAAACAAGACCATAACCAGTAGTGCCAGAAGTTTCATCATCAAAAGCACCAACAACAATGGTCTTACCATCGGCACTGGTTGCTACTGCTTGTCCAAAATTATCATAATTATCGGTAGAATAAGAACCTGTCAAGACACCTACTTGACTATAGGTATTTCCTTCACGATCAAAGACATAAACTGCGCCTGAATCTGTTGCATTACCATCACCAAAGCGATCTCCAACAACAATAGTCTTGCCATCAGCACTGGTTGCTACTGACCATCCAAAACTATCTGCAGAAGATGAATTTGCAGTAAGTATTCCTACTTCATTGTAAGAAGTGTTTGCAATACCTACAATACCGTATGCATAATTTGATGTTTCACTATGACTTGCATAATCAGAATAATGAGAGAAAACACTTCTATCCGTTGCTGTTGGAGTTACTGTCGCAACACCACTTGAAGTAGAAAGTAATACATTAAATCCTCCACTAAAATTAATTGTTGCTGCAGCTCCAACCGAAGTTCCATTTGATTGAAGTTCAACGCCAGTGCCTACACCAATAACACCAGTCAGTAAAGATCCATCACCCTCAAAACTAGCAGATTGCAATTTTCCAGTACTTGAATCATAAGTTAAGTTGGCATTAGTTTTTGGTGGAAGAATTCCATTAGATGCGGTTACAAAAACTATATTACACTCGGCATCAGTACTTTCTTCGGTAACATTAATATTAGTTGCTGTTATATCACCAACAATATCACTACTATTAACTGTGCCAATAAATCCACCAGTTGCTGTTATAATTCCGGTGACGGCAATACCTCCATTAGATGGAGTAATGGTCACACCAGTGCCTACAGATGTGATACCAGATATGAATGTATCTCCACTTGATGAAATCGTTACAGCCGCACCAACTTTTATAGTTTCACTGACTGATGCAATTCCAGTAACTTGTAAATTACCACGAACATCTAATTTTGCTTCGGCACTTGTAGTGCCTATTCCAACAGAACCGGTTTGTCCAATAGCAATAACAGCACTATCATTTCTTATACCAAAAGTAATAGGAACATTAGTTTGTGCTACAGTATTAGTTGCATAAGTATCAACAATAATTGTATTTCCAACAATATTTGAAATCTTCGTGCCAACTGTATGGAATCCAGATTTTACTTCTTGTCCCAATACAATACCAGATCCAGATATTGTGATTCCAGTAATTTCATTGGTACCCAAACCACCAACAGGAGCAGCAAGATCTCCAGTATTTGTATTTACAACTGGTATAAATTCGTTCCGTGATCCTATTTGAAGTCTATCAACAGGAGTTCTTGTTGCAATACCAACTTTAACGGGGTCAATAGTATCCACGATATCAGGATCATTACATAATATCAAATCACTTCTGATATGAACACCACCAGCAACAATTAAAGCACCATCATTATTACCAGTGGTTGGTTCAGTACTATTAATTTGCAGTTCGCTATCAGTAACAATTGTATTAGAACCACCTTGAGCATTAATAATTAAATTTCCAGAAGTTGTATCTATTGTATTAGAAAGATTTCCACCAAGACCACCAATCTTAATATTAGAAATAGTTGATGCAGAAGAAACATTTAATGTATCGGTTTCTACATGACCCGTTACATCAATACCATTTTCCGTTACTTCTAATTTTTCAACTCCATTATAGTATAGATTTACATAAGTATTATAATTATCTCCACTATTAACATGTGTCACTCTCATGGCAGTGCTTATGCCAAGATTATTATCAAAAGAAACGAAGTCTAATGTCTTACCACCACTAGAATCTAACCCAACATATGTTTTGGTGAGTGTAGAATCATGGTAAATTCGTAGGTCGGCAGTTGTCCCTACACGAAATTCTGCATTATCATAAGCATATAAAGAGTTTTCACTCACATCAAAGTAAATATCACGACCAGCAGTATTTCCATCAAATCTTACATCTCCATGAAACTCTGATGTGCTGTGATCAACATATAATCTACCATCTATACGAAAACCACTGATATCTGTATATGCTTTTCTACTATTATTATAATAAAGATCTATGCCAGCATCATCGTTACAAATAATACTATTTTCTCCACTTCTTGCCTGAATATAAATGTTTGAATTAATATTTGACCCAGCATTTCTAATATATAAATGTCCAGTCTTATTATCAATATATCCAGTAGTGCCATTATGATATATTTCTAAATCAGAGTCAGTGCCTGCAGCAAACTTGGCATTATCATCAAGTATTAAACTATAAGCACTCTTGTCCCAGTGAAGATCATAGTTATTATCACCTTTAAATAAAACATCACCGACAACATCTAAATTAACTGTCGTAGAATCTCTCTTTGTCCTTGGATTTACTGTGCCAATACCAACATCACCAGTGCTAGTAACTACAAAGACATCATCTCCCTCGTAGGTAGTTTCTGGTATGGTGGCATCATTTGCAACAGAAGTTATATACCTGCCAGTAGCTAAAAGAGTGTTATTAAAGTATATTCTATACCCATTACCAGTAAAAGAACTCCATTGAGTTCCTTTTGTTTCGTAATTACTATTTCTAACCGTTAGTGCTGTTCCGGCAGAAGGCACATCATATACAAGAGTTCCAAATATATCCTGCAGTCCAAATGGAGAAGCTGCCGTTCTCAATTGAACTAAATCTCCTGCACTATAATTATCACCTATAGCACTATCTAAAGTTAATTTCTTTGTTGTATATCTTTTTCCATCTACTCCAACTTGAAACTTCTGTGCCGGATCATTAGTACCAATACCAATAAACTCATTATAAGGATTGAAATTTAATTCATTATCACCCTGAACCAATCCAGTAGTGCCATGAAACTGAATATTACCAATTGTTCCACCAGCACCAGTAATAATAGATTCCAAACGAACCCAATCTATTGTCCCAGGATTTCCTGCTCCCTTCGCAAGAATTTGCCCGTCAGTTCCTGGATCACCATCACTATCATAGATAGTTGCTCCAACTTTAATGCTACCACTTACATCAATATCTCCTGTAACATCTAAAGTATGTGCAGGATCACTACTATTAATACCTAATCGTGTATTAGACTTATCCCAATAAACACTAGCACCATTAAATTCCCCATTATCATTAAATATTAATTCTTTATTTTCAGAAAAGAATTGTGGAGAAACAGTTATGTCTGCTTTAACTCCAGTCTCAATAATCGAAGATAAAGAATCTACGGTTAATCCAGTGGTTACTCCATCCTCATAAATTTCATCACTTGCATTTTGAGCAAACGATCCCTCAACATTAGTGACAGTAACATATCCAACTGTTGTTGTAGAATATTTTACAAAACCAGTAACATTATTGTTACCCTGTGTAATACCTAAACCAACAGAAAAACTATGATTGCCACTTAAAGTTAATGTTGTTTCTTTAAATGAATCTGATGTTGCAGTTATAGCAGCACCAATAAAATTGAGTTGAGTTATACTACTAATATTACCAACAAGTTTAGTAGATTCATCATAGACAGTAATAGATCCTGGAATGATTCCACCCTCAACAGGAATCCAATATCTTTCTCCAGGATATCCTTCAACGGAAACTATTTGATATCTTGTACCAGCAGGTGGAGTGTCTTGAAATGTCCCGGAAAGAGGATCACCTAAATTTGGTTCAGTTTCATTAAGTCCAAGATAACGGTAGCGATCCGTAGAAATTGCTACTTTGGATTGTTCTTTTCTTTTTACTCTTCCGCTTAAATATTTTGCCATTGTTATGCAAGACTATTTTCAAGAATACTGAGGGTTAATTCCAATCTTAAGGGTGCTACTTTTCCTGTTCCACTAACATGATTGTGAGCAATGCCAACACTCTTACCAGAATTTACTTCAAAAGTTGTTGGAGTATCTGATACATCTACAGTAAAACTTCTCTGTGGTGAGGGGAAAAACGTTGTGGTTATTCCGTATCCATCTCCCGTACAAGTGAATTGAATATCTGCCATAGTAATCTCATCACCAACTTGGAATCCATGAGGAGTTGTGGTAGTTACAGTAGTTACCCCATTAGGAGCATGATATTCAACACCCTGAATATCTCTGACACCATGCTGATCACTAATAATAGTCAATGAATCCGATACAGCAGCAGTTCTTTCTAAGACTAATCTTCCATCAATAAGAAACAATGTATCATTCGGTAGCACCTCAATATCTTTTACAATTCTCGTATCTCTGGTATTACCAAATGTTCTTGTTCCCGTGGATTTTCTTTGGTGCGTAAACGTTACTGTTGGATATGAAGTAGTCGTTCCTAAACCAACATTTGAAACTCCGGCATATAATACAATAGCACTTACACCAACAGGAGTTGTATATACAGTATTAATTCCAGGTGCAACCGGTACTGCTACAGTTATAAATTTATTTAATGGTGCTACTGCCATATTAATTTAATGCAAGTATTAATGGTGTAATTTCTGCCTGAACTGCTCTACTAAAATCTCTACCTCTAATTGTTGACGTTGTTTGGTCGATTTGTATCCCCTCTCCTATATCAAAATTTCCTTTTTGGTCGGTGCTAGTAAACGGAATTTGTGCTCCATCTCTGGCATCAACTTCATTAGCTTTGATTGGAACTGCACCCTCAAAGGGTAACGCACTATTTATAGTGGTCCCAGTACCAATGTATTCAAATGAATGTGAAGATGTAAGAATACGACTTATTCTTGCAAAATAAATTGGATCTCCTTCAAATAATTCATATGGTATAAATTCATTAAAGGTTATAGTCGTCATACCCACAGAATTGAAATCGCCCGCTTCAGAAACTGTATAGTAGATAGGTTTCATGATAGCAGTCGCAATTCCAGTATTTCCATTAATACTAACAACTATATTTTGAGTTGGAAGATAATTTCTACCATTACTAATTAAATTAATTTGGGTAATGGATCCTCCTGCACTTACAGTTGCAGTTGCTTGAGCAGCAATAGATTGAGGACCTTTAGGTTCAACTAAAGTATCATCAAAATCTTCTATAATCACATTAGGAGGAGAAGCAGCACTAAATCCAGAGTTACCAGTAGCATTAGGTATTAAATCAATTCTCTCAACTTCTCTCATAGGAGATGGAAGTATTGTGCTTCCACTTGGTGGAGTTGCATCTGGATAGTTTGCAAGATCAATCGCAAACCAAACTGCCTGCCCATCAAAAGGTCTTTGATATACATTGGATCTGTCGGTAACAGCAGTGCCAACTATAATATCGGTGTTATTAAAATCATAAGCAACTCCAGCAGTATTAGAAGTAACAAAACCAGTGTATTGAGTTGCTCCCAATCCAACTGCAACCAATCCATAATTTCCAAAGGAAGAATTAGAATTAGTCAAATCACACTGAGCACCAGTATCAGCATAAATTCCTATATCATTATTAATTGTAAATATAGAAACTAATTGGGCATATGCTTCATTGGTAAGTGATACTCCAATACCTGCTTCATTGTATTGAGTAAATGAATCACAAACCATTGATTTCAAATTAGCACCATCACTTGATGCTGTGGCATGATTACCATCAATCTTCATGCCAATACTTTTGGTCATGAAGTTTGTGCAATTTCTAATATATGGACTTCTCCATCTTCCCGTAGGACCTTCTGTTGCTGGTCCAACATCAGTAAATCCACTTACCGCTTGATATGCAGTCCCGGCATCAATGTCTGTTTGTGTTGGAGGAAATGCAACTGCTCCTCCTCCAGTATTTGCAACACTTACTCCATTGTCATTTGGATCTCCATCATTATTTTTACAGGCAAAATTCAAATTCTCAATGAGACATCCTCTTCTTACATGAAAAATATCACGCATCAAATTTTGAGGTCTGATTGTAACCAATCTCAAATCTTGACCTGTAACAGATACGTCAGTTCTTAATCCAATTGGATTGTTTTCATCATATGTTCCGGGTCTTATAACAATTGTATCACTCGCTTCTGCTATTGCTGCTGCACCACCAACTGTTCTTTTTGCATCACCCTCAAGTAATCCACTATTGGCATCGTTACCACTCTCCGAAACCCAAATAGTTCTCTTTGTTTGAACACCAGAAGGTCTCCAAGAAACACCACTTCCAACTGCAGCAAGACGATAATCTTTATCGCCACCAGTAGAATCATTAACATCCTGTATAAAAGAATTTAGTATTAGAGTGCCATCAATATCAACTTCATCCTCAAAATATGCAGTACTTCCAACACCAACTGTATTAGCAATACTTACATTATCTACGGTTAATCTTTTTGCAATTCCTACACCACCATCAACAACTAATGCGCCTGTTGTTTTACTGGTTGAATCCTTCGTAGAATTTATGCTTATAATGCCCGTAGCATCATTCTTACCTATCTCAATAGAAGTTGCAGCACCACCAAGATTTAATGTGGTTACAGTGGTGTTTAATAAGTTAAATGTGGATTGATTAGTTTTTATATCTCCACCAAAAACAGATAAATCATCTTTAACAAATAATTCACCACCTACAGTAGCAGCACCTCCTATAGTAGCAGCACCTCCTACAGAAAGACCATTATCAACAAATAAGTCTCCACCGGTTGTTGTAATACCTCCATCAGATGCAAGAGTTGTTACACCACTAATAGAGACACCGCCATAAACATCCAAAGGAAATCTTGGATTTGTAGTTCCTATTCCAAGATTACCCTCCGATGTAATGGCAACCACACCAGAAGTATTTTTACCAATCTGTAGTGCAACTAATGGATTATTGGTAAAAATACCAACATTGGTCATTCTATAAATGTTATTATCGGCAACTGCCTTGTCACCACCTATTGCATTTCCCCAATAATCATTGGAAAATATAGTGGCAAGTCCTAAAATTCCGGAAGATGTAATTCCCAGAGTCTCGGTCAAAATACCAAGACTGTTTCTCTCCACGAAATTAATATTTGTGAAAGAAACCCCTTGTCCTACTTCAACACCTTCTTCTTGTAAAAAGACACCTTCCTGAACTTCTGTACTTAATTCTTTCCAGAAAATTCCATTTGCATCAACAGAAAGAACGTTTGTATTATTACCTCTTTTATCAAATTGATCATAAATGTATTTTGTGATCTTTATACTTCCACCAACTTCAAGAACTCTATTGCCTGTTGGATCAATATAATCAGAATTAATACCTACCCTACCACCATTAATATCAACCGTTCCTCCTATTCCAACATTACCAATCGCAACAATTGATCTATCAGGATTTAATGTGTTAATTCCAATTCTTTTAGTATTATCATTAACATTTAAAAGTTTTTCCTTAGTACCTACACTAAAATATTTTCTTACTCGTAAAACATCAAGATTAACATCACCAGTAAAAATTGTGTTATCTACAACAATTTCATTCGCATAAAGTTTATCGTAAATATATACGGTTTCAAATATCGAATTACCTAATTGAGAAAAATCTGGATTTATTCTTGGTATTCCCATTTTTTATGCTTTTAATTTTGGATTTCCAGAAGCTAATGACCCTTTAAAAGATGCAACTGTGCTTGAAGACATTAGTGCTTCTTTCAATTCAAATTTTTTTATTTTTCCATTCTCTACAGGAATCAAATTTTGTGCATGAAGTTCAATTTTATTTGTTTGCCCTTCATTATTTCCAATTCTAATTGAAGGAGCATCTATTACAATTTCATCTGTTGCCTTTAAAGTAATTGTTTCTGCACCTACAACGAATGATCCACTATCAGCATTAAAATGAATATTGCCATTATGTGCAATTAAAGTAAAATCTGGTTGTCCATCTCTATTTTTATCTCCACACTCTATTTCAAACCGTCCTTCTGTTCCTTGATGAAACATCCCATTTTCATACAATCCTTGTGAGCAACGAATACCAGACTCGTTTTCACTTTTAATAGAAAAGGCACATTTACCGGCAGTAGTTTGCTCTTCAGAATTCGACTCAATAACTAATTTTGGACTACAAACCTCTCGATATAAACTATCAGAATTTGCCATATGTTACCTCACACAATCTATAACTTGAATAACTTCTCTCTGTGGCGGAACAACTGCCATTATTGGTCTTAGCACAGCTCCAAACCCAGTGTTACTGTTGATATTTAGGTCAGGCAATCCATTGTATCCTAAGTTTTCAATTTCAGTGTCAACAATTTGACCATCACGAATTGTTAATTTAATCCCTTGAGCAGAATCACCTTCAGAGTATCCAGATCCGGGATTTTCAATTACAATATCTTCAATGTATAATGGATCTTCAATAAGACCTTCCGTTGGGTAATTTTCTCCTTTACTAATAATACTTATAGAAGTAACTTGACCATAAGTTGGAGAACTAGGATTTGTATCTATGTTTGCTCTGCCATATGCACCATATCCCTTATCACATGCATCAGTAAAAGATACAATTGGTGGAGTTGTATATCCACTTCCGGGATCTTGAATTTCTACACCAACAATACTTGCAGTCCTTTGTGCAGAATCAATTACACCTTCACTATCAACTTCATTAATAATATTGCCAAGTATTACTCTTCCAAATGCTCCTGCACCATCACCACCAAAAAATTCTACATTTGGTGTGCCACAACTGACAACATTTCCAGTATAACAACCCGAATTTGGATCAGCATTTTCTAGGGTCTCGCCAAATATAGACCATGATCCATATTGATTTTCAAAATCATTTGCAAGATTTGCAGCACCTCTTGACAGTGCTCCTTTTGCAAATATTCTATCAAAGGCGTCTTTCTGCTCTCCTTCTCCCCTATCTCTCAACAATCCTTGATTGATTTTATATTTTGTAGATGGAGGACACTTTTTCTTCTCATTACAATTTAAAAGATTTTCAACCTTTCTCAATGTTTTCACTACACCAACAAGAAAATCTCTTACATCAAAAACAAATTCTAATGCATTCTTAATCGGTTCCAATATTGGTGAAACGGTGCTCTCAATGATATCTATCATCTTATTAGTAAATGCACCCAATATTTGCTCAACTGCACAAATAGGGACATTCAATACATTTTTTACTGCTTGTGATAGCAAATCAGTGAATATTTTTTCTGCGGCATCCGTAACCTTATTTGCCAAACAAGCAAGTGCCTTAAACAGATTATCAACTGGATCAATTTGAGCGCCTTGTTTTTTTGCTAATTCATCAAGAGCTTTGAATAATTCATTTCCTTTATATGAAGATCTAACTGCATTTTCCAGTCCTGCAAGTCCACCTTTTATTCTTTCAATCAATTCATCTTGAAATCTTCCCACAACAGAATTTACAAAACCTTTCATACCAATAGAAAGAAGTTTCACGGTTTTTTTCAATTCTTGATCTAAACTTGAGGATGAATCAAGTGGTTTTGTTACCAAAGCAAAAAAGTTTTCCAGATATGCTTCTGCCTTCGCAAAGGTATTATCTTTACAAGGATCTGGAAGAATTACTACATGACCAGATGTATTACTGATAGGATCTGCACAAACTGACATATATTTTTTGAATTATTTATGGAGATGTTCTACCTTGTTTCCCATTCCCAGGTATTAGTCTTGGCGTGCATATTCCTTTTTGTTCACATGTTTCTTGATTTTTTGTTAATGATGTCTTTTTTCTACTTCCAACAAATCCAGTTTTTGGATCAAATCTACCAGATCCATATCCATATTGTATATCAGACGTTCTACATAAAACATGCAATATAATTGGCAATTGTTTATTATCACCATCTAAAAATTTACCCAAAACAACATCTCCTTGAGTCAATTTAGATGTTTTATAACACGATCCACCGCCGCCGCCATCAGCAGGTGAGAATCCAGTTATGGCATAAGTAATTTCTTCATCAGTTATACTATTATCAAGTGGATGATAACCCATAATAGCCACTCGATAACGAAAACCAAATCCTTTCTTTCCCGTAGATTGATCTTTTTGGGATTCAAAGGGCAATATCATACCTATCCACTCATTTGTCCCCAAACCATAAAAATTAAATTGTGCCGAATTTAGTCCTTCCATTATTTGCTCTTACTAAAATGTAATCCATAAGAATCGCGAATAAGTTTTAATCCAGTAGTAGATACTTTAGGAGTAAAATGATGCCTTATTCCCCTAATTATATATTTACCACTTTTAACTTGATCAACACCTTGCACCTTATCATTAGATATACTTTCAATATTTAAAATAATCGAATCTCCAGCTTCAAGTAAAATATTTGATGGAATTGTTACATTATGAATTTGAGAAAATAATGCATTATATCTAGTAGTTCCTGCTGCATAGTAAAGTTCTGGATTATTATTTTGAGTTTTTTCTTCTGTATTACTTCCTATATCTAGGATAGCAGACTGAACTCGATGATATTTTTTCCCCTCATTGAAATCTTGATCTAAAATTCTTGGAAGTTTTTGTTTTTTACCCAATGAAGAAAACTTTGAATTTGTTATCACAGATATGTCAATTTCGGTAAATTTAAAAGTTAGTGGATTGAAAAATAAATTTTTTGTAGCATACATTCCAGATCTAATTTGCATCAACAAATCTTGATCTTTTTCTGTCGAAAATGTTGCTACCTTAAAATCAGCACTGTCATCTTTAGTTTCAAAAGATGATATATTTTTGCCATTATATTCATAAGGAATTTTAAATTCCTCTCGATTTATCAAAGTATCAATAGAAACATAATTAAATCCACTCTTTGTTTCATAACAAAAATAACCAGGATTTACTGTATTGGGGGGTATAGATTGTTTTAATAAAAGTCCTATTAATAAATCAAATGGTCTCTTTCTCATTCCAGTAAATGTGAGACTATTGATTGCTTCTTCAATAAAAATTTTATTAGATTTTATACCCAATTCTTTTGTTAATATAGATTCTACAGATTTGGTAATTTTTCCATTAAATGATCGTGTAATTCTGGTAGTTTCATTTAACCATCCAATTTTAGATGTAAACTTTATAGATATTGTTTCTGAATTAGAATCTTGGATTAGAGGAACAACCTTTGTCACATATAAAACTTTATAATCATCTCCAGAAAAATTCAATACTCCATTTTTTGTGCGTATTTTTGTCGATATTATTGATCCTGCACGAAGAGGTAAATGCGATAATATACTTCCTACTCTATTTTGGGGATCTTCCCTCGATACAGCAGCATCAGATCCACTAGAAATTATAATTGTGCCAGTAATGCACGGTGATAATATAGATTCAAAGTAATCAAAACTAATAATTCTTATCTGACCATCATAAAGATTTACAGAATTACTTCCGTCATCAGATGTAATTATAAATTCTTCAAATATACTTGCTTGTGCTGCATTCATTATTGAGGTCCTCTCGTTTGCCAGGGATTTAAAGGTCGTCCACCATAATCTTTTCCTCCACCAGGTCTATAGACCTTTGTAGAATTGCCAGTAACTGGAACTGGAGTTTCAATAGGCACTAACTTTTCTACAGGAACTATAATAATTTGTTTCTTAATTTCGTCACTTAAAGGAATTATTTGTCTAGATGTTATACTATTATTTAACTGCCCACCTTCACCATCTTTAGATTTCTCTGGTCCACTGGATAAGTGAGCAATTAAATAATAATTTCCATATTTATCCACAATAACTATATTATTTCCATATCCACTTGGATCTCTAACCGTATCATAATCAACAAGTTTCAATCCCCCTTTAAGAGTAATTGGTGTCCCCTTCGGAATACCATAATCCAATCCACGGTGCCCTCTACCATCACCAATTGTTGAAGTTTGAGGCCAATCAGACAATGGTTTACCACCAACAATAATATTACTCAAAACTGATGAAGGAATCTCTCCTCCCGCTCCTCCTTCCCCCCTTCCAGTTTCAATGTGAATGTGAGAACCCTCTGGACCTTCTGGGATCGTATACCCACTATGCCCAACTCTTCCAACAATTTGTCCGGTAATTTTACCATCACTAATTACAACTTTATTATCAGTTGCCGGTTTATTATCATTAGTAGTAATAGATTTTTTCCTTTCTGATGATTTTAATAATTTTGCAATTTCTTCTAATTTATCATTATTTTTTTCAAATAGATTTACATTTTCGCTGTTTTGCTCTGTTACCTTTCCAAATAACCTTAAAGGATTTGTTTTTGCATTTTCATAATTATTTCTTCTTGGTGGAAGATTCGCATTTTGTCTTTTGTTTACTAAACCACCAGTATTTCTTTTTTGTATTTCCGGTTTTACTTGAGTTTGTTGTTGAATGACAGGCGTAGAAGGATCCGTATAATTATTTACTTCTTGAGTTTGAGTTGTCCCAGATTCAGTATTATCATTATCTTTTGACAATTCAAAACCTTCATCTAAATCCTTATCAATTAATTTGAGTGTATCTTCTGCAGTTTTAATATTATTTCGTGCTTCATTTTCATTAAAAAATAATGGCGCAACAGAATTATACAAAAATCCTATTCCATTTATCACAAATCCCAATCCTTTCATAAAACCTTCATATATTGGTTTCATAGTTTCAAAAATAGGAGTCAACTCTGCAATTATTTTTGGCAAATTATTAACTACAAATCCAAGTAATATAGCACTGAAAAATCCCATTATTCTATCAAATACTCCCATAACAGGACTTGCAATTTTTCTTACAATTCCTTTGGCAAGTTCGGATCCAGGAATTCTAGGGGTCTCTATTTTTTTCTCTCTTTCAAATCTTTTTTCGCCTTGTATTTGTTTCCTTAATATACTTGTCTTTTTAATTTGTAACTGTTTCAAATTTTTATTTGATGTAGTCAATACACTTTTTATATTACTAACATTAAGTTTTAAATTCTCGACGCTTTCCATTTATTACACTCCCAATCCAAGAGAAGATGCAGTGTAGTATGAAACATAAAAATTATCATTATCCTCTGCATCAAGTGCAATTATCGAATCTCCACCAGAGGGTGTTGAATTTACTTTAGAAGCAGATAAATTAGTGGCAGCACTTATCGGAGGCAACATTGTAATCGATGGAGACCTATTCATAGATCTCATTGACATGTTTGAAGTATTTTTCTTCACAGGATTCAAAGATTTATTTGCCATTGAATCTCGTGGTCCTCCAATGGCACCATATAATTTATTATATAAGTTGGGATCAAGCGCTTTTAATGTTTCTTTTTTAAAGTACTTGGAAAGCACTTCTATAGATTCTTCAAATTTTTCATTCGCTTCTTTAAATATATTATTATTATATTCTTGTTTTCTCAATGAGAGAAACATTTTCTCAAATAATTCTCCACCATTACTAATAATATCAGATAAAAATCCCGAAAATCTTGCTGTTTCTTTTTTAGGGACAACAGCCTCTCCAGGAGTAGCAAGTATTGGCACAATGTCCTTATTAATATTGGGTCCAGGAACAATACCACCTCTATTCATTTTTAAAGGATCTTCCTGTTTTTCTCCAACAATTGCATCGTAAATTTTACCACCAACAAAGTCACCAAGTAAACCCCCAGCAAATGTTCCAACACCAGGAATTGGAATTAATGTTCCTAAAGCACTACCAAGCAACATACCAACCGACTTTGCTGCTGCCCTACCTATTGGCTCTCCAAGAGCAAGAGACACGGCAAAATCAATTAGTGCTCCAAATACAGGTACTCTTTTAAATACTGGTCTCAAAAATTTCATGAGACCTTTTGCACCAAGTGCTTTTACTACCTTTTTACCAGCTAACTTTGATAATACTTCTGCTTTTTGAACTGCCTTTGCTACTGGATTTTTAGTTCTCTTATATACATCTACTCTCTCATGAAGTAGTCCACCAGAACCAGGTTTTGCTCTGGTAATTCTTTCCATCTCAACATTAACACCTCTTCTACCACCGGCAGCATTTCTAATTAAACCACCTCTCCTTATAGCATCACCAGCACCAGCACCAGCACCACGTCTACCAATACCAATAAGTCTCAGTGCTCCACGGATAAGTTTATATAATCGATAAATTTTTAATACAACATTAGTTAAAAGAAAACCGCCAATAACAGCAAGAATTGGTTTCCAATGTTTCCCAATAAAAGTAAATATCCCCGCTATTTTTTCAGCATTACCTGGTTTTGTTAACCAATCAATCGCCTTATTAACTACAAATCCAGTAATAATGGCACCAAAAAAGTCAAGTATTTTTTGAAAAAATCCTTTTACAGGAGTAGTAACTTTATCAACTTGATTTTTAACAAAACCACCAATTTTTTTTACACTTTCTACACCTGCTTCTGCCCTACTCTTTTTTTCCTTATCAGATGTAATTTTTATTTTTTGTATATCTTCTTTCTCTTTTGCAATCCTATAAGCAAAATCAGTTGCTAACTGATTTTGTATTTCTATAAGAATATTGTTTGTTTCTACTAATGTTTGTTCAATTGGCGTGCTTTCTTCTTTTCTTAAATAACTTGGATCAACATAAGACTTACTTGCCCCTATTTGCATTCCTTTAGGAATTTTGATAGTAGTCGATTTTCCAATAGATTTAAAGGCACCACGAAAAACTGAAGAAGAAATCATTTTCTTCCCCAACTTTGGTTTTTTATCTAAAGTAGGTGCCGTAAAACTTTGACTACTAAATACCACTCTGTTTTTGCTGTTTTAAATTTTCTTCCTCAATATATTGTTGCAAAAGAGAAACATATATTTCTCTTTCCCAAGGTATCATATTTTCTAGTTCCGTCAATGAATATTTATGGTGCTGAATCAAGGCAAAGTTTGTTTTGTAATAATTTTCCAAACTCTCATGAGCCAGCGCTAACTGAAAAAACTTGCTAACCCTTCCAATACAACTTCTGACTCCACACCTGTCTTTGGATTCTTCACATTAATTGTATGTGATAATTTTGGCATCGTGTTAAAGAATTCTTCAATTTTCTTAAATTGTTTGGTATTCATTTGCTCGATGAAATCATTCAATTCTTTCTTACTACAATCAGAAGCATCCCAAGATTCTTCATCAGTAAATACTTGACCAATGCAAGATGCTATCACTTGAATAGACTTATCAACTTGTTCATTTTTATTATCAACTTCAAAATTACTTTCAACAAATTGATTTAAAGATGGATATTTCATTTTAACCGAAAGATTATCATCCAATTTAATAATATTACTATGATTAGGATTCTTTTGAACCTTAATTAAATCAATATCAATTTCAACTTGTAATTGTGTTTCTCCATCATCTGGACATGTTACACTTACTTCTACAGATTCTCCTACGGATTTTGCACGAACATTTAAAAACAAATATTCAATATCAAAAGTTGATAACTGATCTACTTTAATTCCTCTTGTAATAATACAATCTGATATAACAGTTTTAATTGCATTTGAAATTTGTTTAAGATCTTCACTCTCCAGTGCCATGATAAGAATTTTTTCTTCTTTTACAAGAAATGGACGATATTTAATTAATTTTCCATTTGAAGGCAATTCCAACTCATATGTCGGTGTCGAAATCTTGGGTAAAGGCATACTGTTTGATACAATTCAGGTATGATTATTTATTACCCCACGCCAGGAGGAAGACCTACTTGATCATCCCCATCAATGTTCAATCCTGTTTTATTAGTAGGATAATCATGAAAAGGACCTTTATTCCATCCTCTATATTGCTCAACAATATACCTATCATAAGCAAAAGAAACTGTAACTCTTAAAACTTCTGCACTTCCATAAGAAACTGGAATAGAAGTAATTGCTTTAGGAAAAGCATGAAAAAATCTATAGGATATAATTGGTCTCTCTCTTTCGTTTGAATCTTTTTCACCCTTTGTTATATACAGTCCATCCAATTTATACCCATCAATGGGATCTAAAGGATAATTGAATCTTTTATAATATCCATCATGTGCTACCGAAACTTGACCACCTTGCTTATTCACTGGATAATTATTTTCACCGGCAACATAATCTATCCAACCCTCAAAAAATTTCAAAACTCGATAATCCCCATCAAGATAAAAAGTAAAATCACTATCGGTATATAATCTCGTATGAGCATATTGCTCATTAATACCATGAAAATTATCTTTTACCTCTGCTGTGGCAAGAGAACTAGTGGGAAGTGTTGCCTCAGAACACATCAATCCAAGATTATTGCTCAACCAATCCACCTTTAATCCATATTTTTTAAGAAATTTCATAAGACCACTTCCTTCCGAAAGTCCAGTCATATGAACTTGATAATAATTCGATAATGATACATTGGTAATTTGACTTCTTTCGATAGCACCTACTTTTAAGTCATTTATCCTTGGCATCCTAAATACCTTATACGAATCCTACATTATTAAGTATTTAGATGGCATATAAAGGAAAATACCAACCATCCTTTCCTAAAAAATATAAAGGTAATCCATCAAATATAGTATATCGTTCTCTATGGGAGCGAAAGTTTATGGTTTATTGTGATAAGAATGAAAATATTTTAGAATGGGCAAGTGAAGAAATTGCACTCCCTTATCGTTCACCATTGGATAATAGAATTCATCGTTACTATCCTGACTTCTACATCAAAGTAAAAGAATCTAATGGTGCAATTAAAAAAATGCTAATTGAGGTAAAACCCAAAAAGCAGTGTGTTGAACCAATAAGACCAAAAAGAAAGACTAAAGGATATATTTACGAAGTCAAAGAGTATGTAAGAAATCAGGCAAAGTGGAGAGCAGCAAAAGATTTCTGTGAAGATCGTCAATGGGAATTTAAAGTAATCACCGAAGACGAATTGGGAATTCATAAATGAGATATCCAACAGACATTAATAGCAATCGCATTCGTGGAGTGGTTGATAATCTAATTGGCACAGAAGATGCCGATGATATCATGATGGAATTAATGAATGCTCTTAGTAGTGACTCTACGCTTGTTCCAGATGTTGGAAAGTATTATGTATTTGTTTATAGACCGAAAACTCCTCTAATACAATACGATCAAAATCCTTTGGTGGCAGTTACTGATATATTTCGTTGGGGATTTCGTGGAATCAATTATCACTGGAGACAATATCGTCAATATTCTTGGGAAGAAGTTGTTGGATCATTATACCAAATATATCCAGATGAGCTTGCAGATGCAAGAGAGCTTCCAATTCAAAAATTCATTCTAAATAGTTAGAAAAAACGATAATGACATACACAGGAGCAAGTAGAACAAGATATAGTGGAGGAAGACCCAGACCTACTCCTAATAATACTCCTAATAATACTCCTAATAATGCTGGCAACCCCCAATACTATGAAGTGCTTGGAAATGTTTATGGTCCTGATGGTCGTAGAGAGGGAATAACAGAAGACCATGCTGATTACAATAAAGATCCCAAAATAGAAAAATTGGGTGCTGGACGTAATATAAAAAAATTAGAATCAAATTTAAGATATCCCATAGCAAGTATTAATCTTGATCAAGATCATATAAAATTTGATATTATTAAGTATGAAAGAAAAAAATCAGAAGGTATTAGTTATACATCAGGAGAGCAAGTAAAGGTATTTGAAAAGAATAAAGATGGAACCGATTATATTGAAAAGGGAACTACAATAATTAATGTAAGAAACCAGAATGCTTTTGATAACCCATTTGTTGGAGGTGCTCGTAATCCTACTGCAGAAAATCGGTTGGGATCAATAATATTACCAATTCCTGGACAAGTATCTGATACTAATGCAACAAATTTTGGCGAAAGTAATTTAAACAATTTTTATGCTGCTGCTATTGGCACTGCTCTAAAGGGAATATCTTCTGGTAGTCCAGAAGAATTAGCAACATCATTAGCATCAAGTACAATTGATGCTGCAAAAATAGCGCAAGATCGAAAAGTACAAGCTGCGTTGCGGTTATTTTTTGCTTCACAGGCAGTTTCTAGTCTAGGAGCAAACGTAAGCACAGATCAATTATTTGCAAGAGCAACTGGATCAATAATAAATCCAAATATGGAATTATTATTTAGTGGTCCAACTTTAAGACAATTTAATTTCGAATTTAAATTCACTCCAAGATATCAAAAAGAAGCAGTGATGGTTAAAGATATCATGAGGGTTTTTAAACAAAACATGAGTCCAATATCATCTCCAGGAGATAAGTTTATGCAAACTCCGAATATTTTTAAATTATCATATATTGGTAAGGGAAGTAATTATTTAAATAGGTTTAAACTTTGTGCTCTCACAAATATGAGCATTAATTATACTGGTGAAGGAAATTATGCTACTTATGCTGATGGTGCTCCAGTTTCGAGTACGATGCAATTAGCATTTCAAGAGTTATCACCAGTATATTATAGTGATCACGATGACGTAGGCGGAACAGGATACTAAAATGGGATATTTCAGAGAACTACCAAATTTACTTTATCAATCACCACTGACAAATAGAAATACTTCTGATCAATACGTTGCGGTAAAAAATCTTTTTAGAAGAAACAAACTTCGTGATGACCTCCAAAATGTTTTTACTTTGTTTAATAAGTATGAAATTGTAGAAGGTGCAAGACCAGACACGATTGCCGAAGAATTATATGGAAGTGCAGAACTAGATTGGGTTGTTATAATGACTGCAGGTATTGTTAACATAAGAGATGAATGGCCTCTATCAAATTATCATCTATATGAATACGCTAATAATAAGTATGATGACATCAATGCAATTCACCACTATGAAACAACTGAAGTAAAAGATAATAATGGTCGATTAATTTTACCAAAAGGAAAAGAAGTTAATAGCGATTTTAAAATTCCTAATCCAGATGATTATACTGCACAAAAATTAAATCCAGTCAGAGGAATTACAAATTATGAATACGAAGTTAGAAAAAATCAAGAAAAATCTAATATATATCTTTTAAAACCAAGATACTTACAACAATTCTTGAATGACATGAGACAAATCATGACTTATCAAACTTCTTCTCAATACATTGATGAAAGATTAATTATAACAGAGAATACTAGAAATACCATACCACCTGCATAAAAAAGGGGGAGGTTTCCCTCCCCAACTCTATCAATCTTCGGCAAGACGGGCAAAGTAGGACATTGCATCATCGTCCTCATCTTCAGTCATTTTAGAAGAACTCAGACTATCAAGTTCATCTTTGAGTGATTGGGGAACAGAAGGTGCTACATCTCCACGATTCTGCTGACGAAACTCTTCTTCTTCCTCGATTGTTTCTTGATCTTGGAAACGAGGAGTGCCCTTATTACCGAGCACATAATCCATACGCTTCTTCAAGTCATCATAAGACTTGAATTGATCGGGAGCAACAAAGTCTTGAAGAGAATATTCTTTCTTCCAAATCGCTTCCATTGCATCGTCATCATCAAGCAGTGCTTCTTGGCGGGCAAACTCTGAAGAGTCATAGTTACGATAACCAGCAACGTTCTTTGCCTTCAGTTTGAAGTTGGCACCTTGCCAGAAGTCAAAGGGATCGATTGCTTCTTCATCTTCAAACTCAGGTTGCATTGCGGCAGTGATCTTGTCAAAGATCTTCTTACCGAACTTATACAGGAAGACTTTACCTTCGTTCTCGGGGTTGGCAGGATCTTTCACCACATAGATATTGCTAATGTAGGT